TTCCTTTTTCAATTCCAACAGCAACAGGTTCATATTGAACAACAGCCCTCATTATCTGAGCGCAAGTTTCTTGAATATCCCACCTACCATGCAAAATATCTGCAACCCACCAACCACCTTCGTGCACTTTAACAACAGCTATAGCCGTTTCATCCAGCTTTTTATTCTTATTCCCTGATTCTCTATCAACATTAATAAAACCAGCCAAGTCAACAGTAATGAAAAAACGACCTTCAATAGGTTCTTCTTCATCTATCTTTATCCATTCTTCTTTAAATAAGTCACGGCTTGCTGCTTCAAACGATGCCATGAACTCTTGGCGGAACGCAAAAGATGACATACTTTGTTTAGCATTGTCAAACTCTTTTGCTGGAATAAGGGGATTATCATAGGAAGTAAAATGAAACGCTTTCCACTCATCATCTCTCTCACTTTCCGCATATTTAAATAATTCGTAAAAATGGTTTCTACCTTTAGGTGTCCCGATAAACACCGCACCACCCTGAACGTCTGACAAGGCTGGGCGTAAAATCTGTTCCCAAACATTTGGCTTTAAGTCAGCATACTCATCAATTACAAGAAACGCTAAACCCACACCCCGTAGAGTGTCAGGTCTATCTGCACCCTTTAGGTAAATTTTACGACCATTGACAAGAGTAAGGACAGAGGTATTCTCATGTGCCGAGGCAATGACATCATGCCCAATCTCTTTTAACAATCCCCACAAGATGTCTTTTGCTTGTTGGTAAGTTGGCGCAACATAGAATACATCCTTCTCTGTCGACTTCAGGGCTTCAATAATAAGGAGCCAAGCGGCTAACCTACTTTTACCAAACCGCCTACCAGCAGCTAAAATCTTGAAACGGTGGTTGTCATTAAATACTTCTAGTTGCTTCTCGTGAAGCTTGACATTTAAATCTGCCATTAATAAGAACCATCATACGAATCTAATTTTGCCTTACCTGAATCTACTATTTTCTTAGCTTCTGCCATCATCTCAGGAAGCGTCTTTACTCGTAACCCTAATTCCACACCCAATCTATTATTATATAAATCCATAGCCTTTTGGTCAGCAGGTTGGAATGGTGTCCCTACAAAAGGTAATTGAGATTCGTGCATATTACCAAGCATATTGGCTGTAGGTTCTCCATATTGATTGGCTGTCATTGCTTGCCATAAGATATGTCTATAAGCATCTCGTTCTTTATTTGCTTGTTCTTTATTTGGATAAACGCTTTTAGCATTATTATGGGCAAAATCAGATATTTCTAATTTAGAATATTTTGGCATTGTTGCCACACCATAAGGGATGAAATCACCTGCTGCCATTAAAAGTTAAAACCACCAGTTAATCTAAATTCATAACCTTTAGGTGTTAAATTACCCGTAGCATCTATAAACCCATTATCAAAGAGTTCTTTGCGAATCTGTGCTTGAACAGCAGGGGTTTTTGTATAACCATCATAGTTAATACCAAAACTAGCATCCATTGACTTATCTACCATTGGTATATCAAAAGATGTATCTAAAGATTTATCAGTAGCGTTCACTTGAAACCCATCTCCCATATAACTTCCTCTAATACCATTAGGTCTTGCTTCTACATTAAAATTATCACCACCATATCGGTAGTACATATCTTTAGGTGAGTTTAAACCTTTTGAATATCCAACAGTTCCAACAGGAGTGGCATAATTAACATCACCAATCAAAGCACCACGATTAGCATCTGCCATAGCATTTAGGTTTAAATTACCGATAGATTTATTATAAGACCAATTAGTAGGTCTATTAACAACACCAAATGCAGTAAAATCCCCAGCAGCCACTATTCGTCATCCTCTACTATTTCTGCGTCTTGAACATCATCGTTGTCGTAGGTGGAGGTTTCCACTTGACCAATCCCCGTGATGGATATATTAATTTGATTACCCTTACCACTAGCTTTAGATAAATAATCAGCAGGGATTATTCGGTCAGCCACCAACTTAAGACACGCCATTTGGTCAGCGTCGCCATCTGTTAGGGCTTTGTCCAATATCTTTTGGATTACCGCTTTACCCTTGCTGTTTAATAAACCAGCTAATATTTCTTGGTGTCTTGCTTTCTTACTAACGGGTAGTATGCGAGAAGCATCTCGTTTAGCATTAATAGGGGTTTTAGGGATAGGTTTAAGTCCCATCTCTTGCCGCTTGTAATTCTCACGAACTAAAGCAGGGCGACCAGCACCTATTCGTTTACCACCCTTTTTCTTTTTGGGTTCTACATCTTGCACAAGGGGAACATCGGCTGACGCCTCTTGAACAAGGATATTTATGTTTGGTTTTGGGTTCATCGTTCACAAACCTTACGGCTTGCTCCTATAGTTGAATTATCCATTCTTATATTCTAATTATACCATAAGTATTTAGATTTGTCAATTAGTTTATTTATACAAGGATTTATTTATATTTAGTATATTTAGATTTGTTTAAAATCTAGTTGACTTTTATTTAAAACTATGTTACCCTAAATACTATATAGTACTATGTTGTTCTAATTATTATTTATATATAATAATATTAATATAATATATTATTAATATATATTTATATTATATATTGTCCTACGCTTACGCTACGGAAGTGAAATGCGGCAGCATGAACCAAAGTTGTCAACTCCCTTGTTTAACATCGTAGGACTGATTATTATTATAAACTGATATGATGGTATTAGTAATCAATTATCTCTTGTTTTAGGCACCTTCCTGTGCGTTCTAAGGGGTTACCCTAGACATCCTCTGTTACCCCCAGCAGGGCTCCCTAGAAATGCGTTCTAGACCCCCTTATTTTATATAGTCAGACTAGTCTTTCTTGTGATTCCCTAATTTACCTTTTTTGTGGTCGCTGTGATACCTATAAATATTTATAAAATCATAAAACATACCCCCCCCCTATCAAACAACTATACAGTTATATGACTATACAGTTATATAGTAATATGATACTAAGATGATAGTGTTGTTCAACATTGAACGGTGCAAGGGTGCGATGTGATACCCATAAGCCAAACATAGTAAACTCAATCAATCCAAACTATACTGTTCAACATTGAACAATAAAGACTGCACAAATAATTTATATATAATTGTTTTAATATAACAAAATAGTATTTGACAAACAGATTATATTATTATATTCGCGTGCGTTCCTATTTAATATATCGGTGTTTAAATATTGATAAATAAAACTTATGGATAATCTATTATTGATTAAAACAAATGTTTAAATAATGCTTGCATTGATTATTTAATAATGTATAGTGAAGCCATACAGCAATCACGCTGTAATTCAGACAAGGGGTTTAAGATGATTGTATTCAATAACAAACAATATGCTAAGAATGAAGCAGAATTTACAGATAGCTTATTCACTAGTGGCGGCACTTGCAACGGCTTTTATAAACGCACTAAGAACGGTTACCGCTTGTTTAATATCCAAAACGAACTGATAGCATTTGTGCGCTGCGCTAAAGAGCCAATGCTTATGAGTGCAACTTATAAATTATTAAACAATAAAAACAAAATATGGTATTCTTACACCGACACTCAAACAGAAAAATATTTAGGCATAACAGATTTAAAGAATGATTTTGAAGCCGTGGCTAATTTTGTAAAAAATAATTGGGATAATTAAGGGGTATACTATGTGGAAAATTAAAACTTGGAACTTAAACCAAACCGAAGCTATGAACGCTTGGATTGAAAAACATAAAAGCAATATGCAAATAAATACTATCTTTATAAATAACGCTTATGGTGTAGAATACAAACCTTTACGCAAAATATACTAGAATTATCTTTTAACCCTTGTTATACTTAGCGAGGGTTAAGGGGCTAATTTTAGCCAATTCAGAAAAGAGGATTATTAAAATGGTTATTATTAAAACAAAACACATTAGCGCAACAAACCACAAAGGCGCACGCATTAAGGCAAGTGCTAACGGCTTTAGCGCAACAATCTCATACCCTCATGCAGAGAGCTATGAAAAAGCCCACTTTGAAGCTGTTAAGGCTTTAATAGCCAAAAATTCCCTTGAGTGGGACATCTCGAACATGGGATACGGTTCAGACGAGAACGGGGATTATTATTTCACATTTAATCATTCTGTTATGGGGGCTTAATTATGAAATTATCAATATATCACGGAACTATAAACCCATTTATTGCCACGGGTAAAAACCAGTGCCGCTTGTTAGAATTCGCTTTTAAGTATCCTCAATGGCACTCTTTTAATAATGATAAGCCAACGGCTAGGGCGATAAAATCCCTTGCTGATAGGGGTTGCATTATTCTTAACGAGTATGACCAATTTAAAATAAATCTAGGGGCTTAATCATGTTAAAAGAAACAGACATATTACACGAGAACAAAACCTTTTGGGTTATGCGTGATAAGCACGGGAAATGTGAAACTTACACCATCATGGAAAACGTGGGCACTCATTCTGTTAGCCGTGATAATTGCACCTATCCTAATTTATCCGTTGCCGTTGCTCGATGCGACTATTTAGCTAAGAGGGTTTAATTATGACTTACTTAAATCAACAACTGGAAAAACTCGCACTCACGCAAGGCGAAAATTACTTAAGCCTAAAAATCACCTCAACAGCAGGTGCAACAAATTGGCTAACATTAACGAATGACCAATTAGCAAAAATCTTTGTTATACTTAACGAGGGGGCTTTATAATGGGATACCGTAGCGAAGTTAAAAGCCTAGTGTATGGCACTAGAGAACAGATGGCGAAGTTTAAAACAGACAATGCCGAACTAATCGAAGCATTAGCCGAGGATTTTGGGGCAGACATCGAACAACTAAATAATGGGGTTTATGAAATAATATATTTAGATGTAAGCTACTCAAAATGGTATGATAGTTATAGCGAGGTAATCCGTTGGAATAACCTATTATCCCTTGCCCAAGAGGCGGCACTTATAACCGAGTTTGTGCGTATTGGTGAGGAAGCTGGCGACATTGAAACAGACTATACGGGCGACTGTGAGTATTATTTGCAAACCGAGTGCCACATTGTGGCTAATTTTTAAGGGGTATTAAAATGGCTTTATATCTAGTAACATCAAGGCAGACAGTTTACGAACAAACCAAAGTGGAAGCAGACAGCGAACAGCAAGCCATAGAACTGGCTTTTGAGAATTGTAGCGACTTGGAGTGGGATATTAGCGACGCTGGGGACTTTGAGTGCTATCACGCTTTAGAATTAAAGGGGGCTTAAAATGCAAGACCATATAAATTATAAGATTACAACCAAAATCAATAATTGGTTTGCTAATGATAACGAGGTTTGGGACTATGACAGCACTTACTATAAGCCAGCAGATACAACCTTCTATTGCAACCACTGTCAGACGCATAAAAGCATTAAACTGCAGAAGGTAACATTTGACAGCTTAAACCGTAAGCTAGTGCGGTGCACCTCTTGTGCAAGTAAAATAACAAAACCTATTAAACCTAAAGGGATTAAAAAATGATATCAAATAAACAAATTATATTTTTAATAATGATATTTTTAACGGTTTTATATATGCTATTTGCAAAAATCGTTTACAATAACCCATCTGTTTTTAGTATCGCAGTTTTAACACTAACAACAGTTTTAATGACAATTTTATTTTTTGTGGAGTTAGAAAAATGACAATAGACCAAGCGAGAGCAGAGTTTTACCAATTACTTAATGATGATATAGATTTTTCAGATATGTATGAAAATAATGAATTAGGTTTTTTAGCATGGACAGACGATTATCAAATTTTAACTAATGATTTATGTTTTACAGTAGTTTTGGAGGATATAAAATGAAACACCCATATAAAAATGCAAGCGATGTATCGCATTATAAGTTTATCTCTTTGCATGGAACCGACCGAAACTGTTTAAACGATGTCGATTGGGATTACAAACGAGAAAAACAACCATTATTTGGGCAGATAGCCGATACGCTGGCTTTCATAGGGGCGACTTGCCTATTGGCTGTTGTTATCATATTACTTTCATATTAAAGGGGCTTAAAATGGCTTTAACCAAGGTGTATACAATTTGGGAGTATGTGGAAAAGATAGACGATTGGGCGATGTGGACTATGCCCAAAACCTATTGGAGTAGTAAAAAAGAAGCGGAAAACTTTTTGCTTGAGTATTGGAAAGACTTGGACTTAGGGCAAGAGGATTATAAAATGGATAATTTTTTAATAGAGGAAGATTTTGTATGAAAATCAAATGGAGTTCAGTATTTACTTTCGATGTATATTTTTATGACGGTTGGGAAAATTGCGTAAGGTTTCGCATATTAGATGGGGCTTTAATCCCTTGTAAAAAATATGGCAAAATACCTGACAATTTCATGCAATTAACCGAAAATCGCTGCAAATCACGAAAATTACAGCCTAAATTAGGGAGTTAAAATGGATATTCAATCAATAAAAGATTACGCAAAATCCCTTGGATATGAATTCGACGACGAGGATTGCCAAGAGATTTTAGACACAACCTATGATGGTGAAACTGTAAAAGAAGCAGTCAATGATTTTCTAAGTGCTTTTGAAAGGTAATTCTGTTGTATTTTTACAACAACCTGTTATAATAGTGTTGCTTTTTGACAACATAACAAGGCAAGCTTGTCTTGCTATTATAAAGGGAAATAAAATGCGCTGTTTGGCTTGTGATTGTGAATTATCAGATTTAGAGGCTATCCGTAAAGATAGTCATGGGGTATATGTGGACTTTTGCAACAAGTGTTATCAGTTTACGAAAGACGAAATCACATATATTGAGATTGAAAAAGAATTACAAGGAATTATAGATGAGTAAGTTTATTCAATTCACACCTTGTGAAAAATGCGGCTCAAGTGATGCAAATGCAGAATATGACGACAGCTATTATTGTTTTAGCTGTAATAAATATACACCTAAGCTAAGTTTAAAGCGTTTTAAGGCTGTAAAAGAGGTTAGGGTATGTAACGGTATCACTTTGGAAACAAAACTCGCTGGCGGTGCCTTAAAATGGCTTTTAGGGTATGGTTTAACGAGTGATGAGATAGCACAATTCACTTATGCAAGGGAAAGAATTGGAAAATATGGCTTAATGCCCTGCGAGTTACTAGTGCTATCTCATC